GCAGGGAGCCGGGAACAAATTATTGAGTATGTTGAGGAGGGAGGGCATAAGCTGATTGGTGATATTGTAGAAATATGGCCAAAGGTCGTTGAGTGGGACATTGACCCCGCTAAGGCGTGTGATCTACTGGATACGGAATGTGAGGCGTGTTCGTAATGTGCTATACTCATAATACTTTACTTTAACTAAAGCGCCTAAATGACTGAAAAAGATATATATGATATTAATTTTAGGTTGATAAATTGGGCGCGGTGGTGTTGGGACGGGAAGATTAAAGGGCGATGTAGAAGCATTGAACACAGGTATGACGCACGTAGTGACATGCTGGACGGCGAAGAAGTGGTGGTCAAGGAGTCTGGATCTATTAGTATTGCGGTGGACGGTAAAGATGCGGTGCTTGTCAATCGGGCGTGGCAAGCATTACCAGGGCTCAATAACAAGCTGATCAAGGCGCATTACCTGCCGCGCAGGAATGACTATAAGGCTACATGCAGGGAATTGGGATTGAAATTTTCAGAGTACGACACTCAGATAATGAGGTCGCAGCAGATGGTGGTTAATCTTTTGAAATTCTTTAGGTGATGCTATGGATACTATGCGGCATATAAAAATCTTAACTATACTTGGTATATTAAGCATAATAGGTGTGGCTTCCTCTGTGATCACATTATTAATAATGTGTAATTAACTATTGTATTTATCATCAGAAGATGATAGGCTTATATTTCTAATCAAATTGTGTTTTCGGTATTGACAGCTCCCTTGCGGGAGCGCTGGTATTGAAAGAGATAATTGAAGATTGTGTGAGTGGCTGAAACAGCTCGTTTGAGGCGAGGCATACGTGTAATATCATGAGCGTATCGTAGGTTCGAATCCTACATCTTCTTTTAGCAAAGAAGCCGACATTTACCGTGTCGGCTTTTTACATTGCATCAACAAAAGGTAATTCATGGCTATACCGATACGTCATACAGACTGTGGCGAAATTGCTATGTGGTATGTGGGTGATAAAAGCCAATCTGCAATGCGGAGTAAAGATATTGTGTATCTTGATGGTACACGTCCGGCATACGTTAGCATGGTGCCGAAATGCCCTGCGTGCGGTGGCGGTATGTATCCGCGTAATTTAAAGCGATGTTTCAACGAAGATGTAGATACAGGCTTTGACGTAGAAGAAGCGGTTAAAAATGGCAAGCGAGTTAGTCTGGTTGGCATTCCTGATCCGGCAATGGTTTCCTTATTGTTAAGCCAAAGGAATGTGGTGCGCTGGATATTGGCGGGGGCGGCAATTCTGTTTATTTCGATTGTAGTGGCAGCTTTGATCAGGTAAAAAATATGATGAACATGGGAATGACCCAAGGCGGCGATGCAGAGAATGCAGGAATGCCAGGACAACAATCAGGAAACAGGGTCACGATTGAAAAACTATCAGACGGCACGTACTCGGTTGAGCAGGCAGGCCACGACGAAGGCATGAGCGAGGATGAGACTGGCGAGGCTGGACAATCCTACCCTACAGCGATGGAAGCATGTCAAGCCGCAATAGCGTTGCTTGATGGCGGCGGTGACGCAGATGCTGAAATCATGCAGGGATACAACGGCCCAAGTAATGCGATGATTAAAAAAGTTGGAGTTAAAGAGGTGTTCGGAGGATGAGTGTCGTAACTATCAAATTGACGGACGATGCAAACGGTGAAGTTGGTGTGTTAATCACTGCGACCAATGTAAAAGATGATTCAAATGCCATAATAATGGCATCTCTAATAAAGTCGTTTATTGATGACATGGGATTTAAAGAAGAAAAAAATGGATGCGCTAAAGATGTTCATAAACAAGATCATCCACTATTGCCAAAAAAAGAATTGATCTTGCCGGATAGCCTGACTCACTAAGATGCCAGCCAAGGTAAAAAAAACGATTACAGCGCTTCCTAGTCGCTTAAAAAGTAAGCAAAAGCCTGTAAAGGCAGTGAAACCGCTGACTACTGCGCAAAAGCTTGATGCGATTGGCGAAGAGGTTATTTTCGAGCGTGTGGCCAATTGTGACTATTACGAAACAATTGCCAAGGATTATGGTGTCTCAAGACATGCGCTGATGAACTGGCTGCGAGCAAATGAGGACATGTACGCGCACGCGCGCGAGGCAAGAGCAGACAAACTGGCTGAAGAGATTATATTAATCTCAGATGATTCAAGTCGCGACACAATTATTGATGAGGATGGAAACGAGCGCACGAACCAAGAGGTTGTGGCCCGCTCAAGGCTTCGCGTTGACTCTCGAAAATGGTTAGCAAGCAAGATGATGCCGAAAAAGTACGGTGACAAGCTGGACATAACGGCTGATGTAAAAGTGCAAACCCTTACTGATGAGCAATTGGCTGAAAGAGCGAAGGCACTTGCTGCAAAACTTGGTTTGTAGTTTTAATGAGCGAACTCGCTGAATATGTAACCGTTCTAGAAGAGATTGAACGGCGTAAAACAAGACGTAAGCTGTTTACATACTACCCTGACGAAGGCCCGTTACGGCGCGAACTGTACCAAAAGCATTTGGAGTTCTTCAAGGCTGGCGCGAGATACCGTGAACGCTGCGCGATGTGCGCCAACAGAGTAGGCAAATGTATTTCAGCAAAAACAATGATCCAGCACCCGGATGGAACAGAAACATCAGCCGGAGAACTTTATACAGCAGGAATTCCATTCCCTGTTATGGCGTGGGATGGCGAAAAACAAGTGGAGACGATGGCTGTTGAGCCTATTCGGAAACCTTCAGAGCTGTGTTATCGGGTTTGGCTTGCCAACGGCCAGTGGTTTGATTGCGCAGGGGAACACCGACTCCTGACAAAATCTGGCTGGTTCTTTTTTTCAGACCTTCGGCCATTTTATCCAGCCCTTCCTGAGTCCATTGAGGGCATCGGCCAGATAACTCGGTTTGAAGATGTTTTGCATTGGTTGAGAAAATCTGTAAATTCTCTGGGCGATTGTCCTGTGAGTCACCATTTATATGGTGGACAACTTCTGTCGGAAGAAGAAAGCGGGATATTGCACGCTCCATTACGAGCCGATGTTCTGCAACGCGATTTTGCTTTGTTTTGTGAGGGTGGTTTGGCGAATATATATACCAGTACCCGCCAACAAGAACTCGCCCTCCCTTCCATTCTGGGTGTAGCTCTCCAGAACGTGGGCCGGATCGCTGCGTTTCAAGATCCATGCGTTTGCACATCCGCCCAACCGCGCCACGAGTACAGCCAAAATGCTGCGCAACCTGGTCTTGAGTCATCTTCTGTAATTCGATCAATTCACGGAGCAGAGCTTTATCAATCTTTCGCATTAGTGTCTCCTTTTATGTGCTCAAATGAAATTGTAGCATATCAACCTATTGGGGTACATGATATATACGATTTTACCGTACCAGATTACGGTAACTACATCGCATCTGGTGTGGTACACCATAACACAGAAGGAATGGGCGGCTACGAAACCGCGCTGCACCTGACTGGTAAATATCCGAATTGGTGGGATGGCCGAAGCTTCGATAAGCATGTACGGTTTTGGGCAGCCGGTAAAACAAACGAGACTACCCGCGACATTGTGCAGTCAAAGCTGTTCGGTGAAGTGCTTGGGTCTGGACCAACAAAGCGGGTAAGCGGTACAGGCCTGATCCCTGGCGAAAACATAGAAGAGATTACCTGGAAGGCTGGCGTATCCAATCTGATAGACACCGCGCAAATAAGGCATGAATCTGGTGGTATATCCATGATCGGCTTGAAGTCGTATCAACAGGGGCGCGGATCATTTGAAGGTACTGAGCAAGACGGAATTTGGCTGGATGAAGAACCGCCGATGGATATTTATGGCGAATGCCTAATAAGAACGGCGACCACAGACGGATTAATCTACCTGACATTTACCCCGCTGGAAGGGATCAGTGAGGTGGTATTGCAATTCATTATGCCAGACGGACAAGAAAATGCCTGAAGTGTCGGCATCAAGATATTTAGTAACGGCAAATTGGGATGATGTGCCGCACCTTTCGCAGAAAATGAAAGACGAATTGCTCGATTCAACACCGAAGCACATGCGTGATGCGCGGTCCAAGGGTATCCCAACTTTGGGTAGCGGCCGAATATTCCCTGTTGATGAGTCTGAAATCATGTGCGATCCGTTTGCAATACCCACACATTGGGTGCAGATAGGTGGGTTAGATTTTGGCTGGGACCATCCAAGCGCAGCAGCAAGGATTGCGTGGGACAGGGACAGTGACGTTATCTATGTAACTGCTGCTCACCGACAGAAGGAGCAAACGCCGGTATTGTTCTCCGTATCAATTAAACCGTGGGGCGCCTGGCTGCCTTGGGCATGGCCGCACGATGGATTGCAGCATGACAAAGGCTCAGGCGAAGTGCTGGCGAATCAGTACCGCGCGCAAGGCTTGAAGATGTTGAAGGATAAAGCCACTCACCCGCCGAGCAAAAATGAGCCAGAGGGTACGGGCGGCAATGGTGTTGAAGCCGGCGTGCTTGATATGCTGGATAGAATGCAGACCGGCAGGTTAAAAGTGTTTGGTAATTTAAAAGAATGGTTTGATGAGTTCAGGTTGTATCACCGCAAGGATGGAAAAATAGTCAAGGTCAACGATGATCTGCTTTCCGCAACACGCTACGCAATCATGATGAAGCGTTTCGCTGTTGTAAATATGCCTGTCAATACGCGCCGCCACGGTCAAACATATGTATCGCACGATAGAAGTATAGGATTCTAAGGGTTAATAGCATCAAAACAATACAAACCGCCTCTTGGCGGTTTTTGCATTTAAGGACATAAAACATGCAGGAAGTATGCGAAGGATTCGAACGCCTAAACATCACGGCCACTAACGCCACGATCAAAACAGGCACTTTACTGGGAATATTTGTTTCCTCGTCGTCTGCTGGCACGCTAAAATTTGCTGATGGCGATGGGACTATTGCCAATACATTCTCTGCCGCAGCAGCTACATTTTACCGGCTGCCGTGTAGATTTAAAGGCACGTTGACTGTCACGGTCGTGGGTACGCTTGACGCAACAATCTTTTACAAACTGTAAATGGTAATGGTTGAAGTGCAGACGAGTGTTGATGACGAACAGCGCATTGCCATATTAGATGCTATCGGCTCAATGTTGGCGGCCAAGCGTGCTGAAGCGGTAGCTGCTAGGTCCCAGCTGGGAATAGAGACAGAATGGACTGAGGACGAGGAAAGCTACCAAGGCTATGATGACGCGAACAGGCACGAATTCGCGAATACCGCATCAAAGCCAATCATTGACGGCAAGACTCGAAATGATAATGGCAAGGCAGCTTCTGCTGGGTCAACTGTATTTCCGAATATCACGCAGCCGTATTGCGACGCGGTATCCGCACGCTATAGCGACATGGTATTACCTACGGATGATCGTAACTTTGCTATTGAGCCAGTTAAAGACAATAACAGAGCGCCACCTCCTATACCTGCTTCACAGCCATCACAACCGCCTGCACAGCCAGGACAGCCACCCATTCAGCCGCAGCCGACGCAGCAAGATCAAGCCAGAATGGAGCAGGCTAGATTAAAGGCTGAGAACTCTCGCAAAGCAAAGCTAGCCGAAGATCATATAGATGATTGGCTTCAGGTGTCTCAGTATCACGGAGAGATGCGCCAAGTTATAGACGACTCTGTGCGAATCGGGTCAGGTGTAATAAAGGGCCCGGTTCCTGTAAAGCGCAAAATATCCAAATGGATCAAGGGTGCTGATGGCGTGTCGAAGATGGGCGTAATTGAGGAAATACACCCAGATTCAGTAAGAATTGACCCATGGAATTTCTTCCCTGATCCAGCGTGTGGAGAATCAATTCATAACGGGTCGTATACATTCGAGCGCGATTACATCACAGAGAAAAAATTAGAGGATTTGATAGGTGTGCCCGGCTATCTTGAGCGGCAAATTAATAAATGCATATCCGAGGGGCCCGGCAATCGAAAAGAGCACGACGGTCATAAAAGATCATCTAGCAAAGACCAGTTTGAAATATGGTACGTGCATATCGAAATTAAAGCGGAAGAGCTAATCGCTTGTGGTTGCGAGGGTGTAGAAAGTAAAAAAGGTTATCCGGCATTAATCACGATGGTTAACAATCACGTTATTCGTGCAGCCTTGAACCCTATGGATTCCGGTGTGTTCCCGTATGAAATTCTACCGTGGAAGCGCAGACCTGGAATGCCGTGGGGTATGGGCCTAGCAAGGCAATTAAGAACACCGCAGCGAATGGTGACAGCGGCAACGCGGCGATTGGCTGACAATGCTGGTCTTGGTAGCGGCCCAATGTTCGTTGTGCGCCGTGGCGTCCAGCCTGAGAACGGCATATGGGAGATTGCACCGCTTAAGGTTTGGGTAGAGGAAGATGACTCTACCGGCAATGCAACTGCGCCAGTAAGCGCGGTAGTCATTCCCATGATGCAAGTTGAGCTAACCAATATCATTCAGCTAGCTATGAAAATGGCCGAAGATGTTACCGGTATGCCGCAATTGATGCAAGGGCAGCAGGAAGGGGTAACACCAGAGGCCGTCGGTACTATAACGATTCGAAACAATAACGCTAATTCTGTGCTTCGTCGTATGGCCAGGAT